ACTACTCATTTTTTGCCCTTTCTATTCTCATTAATATATCTCGCACAACAGAATTCTGTCCTTCTCTAGCAAAGCCAAAAGATGTTTCAGATCCTGGTATCCAAGTTGGTTGATCAAGTGTTTTAGATTTTAAATGTTCTAAAACTTTTTTTCCCTCTTCTGTTTCAAATGTTCTAGCATAAGCCTTATCTAATTCTAGCTGATCATCTTTACGATGAACATCAAGAGTATTTAATCCTTCCCATCCTGGAGTATTAATATCTGCCATTAAGATCTAGCCTCTGCCTCTAAAGCCATAGCTGGTTCTTCTTGAGGAGGAGCTTGATCTTGAGGTTGCTCATTCCCAGGTGGTTGCTGCTGCATCATCATCTGTTGCTGCATAGCCATAGCTTGTTGTTGGATCTGTTGCTTTTCTTCTTCGCTGTTTCTTAAACTAGCTGGTATGCCAAGTTTATCACCAACGAATGCAGCAATAGCATCCGGTTTTATTTCAGCCACCCCACCAGGGCCTAACGAGTTAGCAATTTGGAAAAACTGCATGACCTCATTTACCTCTTCTAAATTTTGAGCTTTAGCAAGAGGTGATATTGGTACTACTTTAACCTCTAATCCATCTATCTTTAGAGGTAATTGTATCAATCCTTTTTCATCCATAATAAATAATGTTCTACGAATTATTGGAACCATTGTTTCTGTAATTAATCTTCCGAATGCAGCTCCCATGTTTTGAGCTAACTCTTTCATTCTTTCTACAATTTCAGTTGCAGATCTAGCTGACATATTATCTGGAGGTAAAGTATCATCTAATAATGTTTTTTTAATATTCATTCTTAAATCATTAATAACAATTTGAGATACATTAAAATCACCAGCTCTTGGAAGAGGGGCCAATGATGCACCTTGAGGCCCACCATTTCTAGCTACAGGAATAATTGCACCTGGAGTAATTCTAATGTTGTTTGGATTTAATACACCATCATCAGCTGCTGTATAAATTCCAGAGATTGCTAATGATGCATTCTTTAATAATAATTCTAAAGTTTTATTTAATGTTTTAATATCTGGTAATGCTGTAACTAGGGGGCCTCTTCCCATTACCTCACCTGGAACTTTCATATACCTACTTACTATCCATGGTGATTGATCCATTCTTTTATAAACTAATTCTGTTTTAGTTTTTTCATGGATAACATGATAACAAAAATCTTTTCTTTCTGGATCTACTACTACTGCCTCACAGAACTCTATTTTTTCCTGTGGTTTATCATCTATCATTCTTTGTAACTCTGGTGAAATATTTGCACCAGGGAATTGTCTAGCAACAGCATCACCGGTAACTCTTAATCTTCTATATACATTATCAACTGTACCATTAGGCCCTTCTTCTAATGCAATTAAATATTGAGGAACAGGAGTAAATGTTACAGGGTTTAAATCATCGCCAGGCTGAATTAACATTGCAGCTGTACCAACTGATAGATCTAATAAAAATTCACCAATAGCTAAATCAAAATTACTTTGTCTTAATACTGCAAATAATTTATCTAAATATAAATCAAGAGCTTGTTGTGTTTCACCTTTTCTTTGATCTGGTATATCATTACCAGGTTCTAATCTGCACCATTTTTTATAAGGAGGAAATAAACCAGATTGAATTCTATTAGCAAATCTTTGAACAGAATGTATGCCTGTACTATCAAACACTCTAGACATTTTATGTTGTCCAGGAATGTTACCTTCATAATAACCATCATATAAATTTCTTTGAGGTAAAGCATATTGATAACATTCTTCATAAATTGTTCGCCAATTTTCTTTTGCACCAAATGCTTTCTTATGCCTTTTTAAAATTTCTTCTGGTTTTAAATACATCATGCTGATGCCTTATTGTTAGATGCAAAACTAGCAGCTGCCTCTTTAGATGCAAATCCCCATTTTTTTAAAGCAAGTTTTAATCTTGTTGGTTTTCCATCTTTCATTAATGGCCCCTTAACTTTTGAAAATCTTGCAGCAAAAGATATTCTTCTAGGGTTCTTACCTTTTGATACAGGAGCTTTAACTCCAAACTTTGCTCTACCAGCATCATTTAAACCACCAGATGGATTTTGAAATCTTTTTGCTACCATTAGAATATTACAGCTCCTAAAATAAATCCAACAACAAAGCAGATCCATTCTCTTCTGTAATGTAATTCTAATGCTTTCCACTCACTAGGAGTTTTTTGAAAAATCATCATACTGTTGCCTTTTGTTTTTTTTTATTTTTTAATAAAGCAAAATCATTACCACTTATCTTTCCATCTTTATTAGCATCTAATTTTTTTTGATTACCTTTTAAAGTATTCTTTTTTTTCATTTTCATTTTGTACATAATTAATAAACCAATCCTTTCTTTCTATTTTTTCTACTCATTTTTTTCTTTGCTTTTTTAGCTGCTTTCTTTCCAGCTTTTGTATAAGGATATTTCTTACCAGCTACATTAGGCATTATACTAATCCTTTTTTTCTTTTAGATCTTGGAAATCCAGCTTTCATATTTTTATATGCCTTATCTGAAATAGTAGAATTTTTTTTAGATCTACTAATTCCTTTTTTCTTTCTTGCATTTATGTTTGCGTATAATCCAGGTTTAGACATTATTTATTTTCCTCTCTTTTTTTTTCATCATTTTTGCATTTACAATCACCATTGCACTCACAATTATTTTTTAATTTTACAAAACGAGGATTTCTATTATATTCTGGAGTTTCTCTATCTGCCATTTAAGCTCCTAATTTTGTTTTAGTATCTCTTGGATTTCTAACTGATGTTTCACCTAATTGTGTTGATGCAGTATAATTAGTTAAAGTAGATACATTTCTTCTTTTTCTTCCTGTAACTTTTCTTCTAACTAATTTTTTACCTTCTGGTTCAGTTGTTTTTTTTACTTCTGCTCTTCTTTCTGTAATATCAGAAGTTGGTTGTGCTGGTGGTGATCCACCTCCACCTCCACCGGTAACTTTAGAAATAGTTTTTTTAATTACTCTTGCTGGTGATCCTCCCATTATGTGTACCTCTTCTCTGTATCGTAAGGATTACGATTAGCTACTGTTGGTGTCATGCTGTTTGTAACTCCTAATGCTGGATTGTTTCTTTCATCTGAAAATAATAATTTTGCATTTGTTCTACGAGATCTAGATCTTGCAGCTATTTTTCTTTTTTCTCTTTGTTCATTGGCATCAGCTCTCGCCTCTCTTTCATCTAAAAGTTTATTAGATGTTTCCACTTGTTTAGGTGGTTCATATTTTGGCATTTTGAATAGTGATCCCATAGTTTTAAAAGTACCTCGCAAACATTACATAGTCGGAACTATCAACACCATAATGTTTTAAAATTCCTTCTTCTACAAAATATATGCTTTTTATCCATTTGAGAGCAGAAACATTTAAAGAACTTACAGTTACATGAAGTCTATGTAGTTTTAAATCTGCTGCTGCAAGTTTCATAAATTGTAATGCACCTTTATGAAATTTTATTTTATGTTTTTTAATTAATGTTTGATCTGGTATTAACCATAACTCTGCAACACCTTTCCATTGTGGAACTACTCCAAAAGATAACATAGGCTTACCATTCTCAATAACTGTATAGCCATAGCCTTGCTCACTAGCAGCATCTATATAAGCATAATAATTAGTTTGTTTTAAATTATCTTGATCAAATTTATTTAGATCCATTAGGTTTAGCAAGTAAGATCTAAAAGGAACTACACTAATCTTTGTTCCCTGGATCTTGAATATCTGTTCTAGTTTCTGTAGGTTCATTTATTTCTTCTGCTGTTGCTCTGGTTCCTGGTTGATGTAATACAATGCCTTTCCATTTATCATCTTCTACTTCTATAATTCTTTCTTCTAGCAAACTCATTTCACCTATCTGCCAAACTTTAATTAAATATTTTTTGATCATGCAAATATATCAAAATCTGCACTAGCTACTGATGCTGAAAAGTTTTTATTACCACCTCTTGTTAATCGTTTATGTTCACCACCACCTAATAGTAAATACATAAAAGCATCACCGACATGCGAATGTTCATTTTTATTAGGTTGATCTTTGTATCTTTCACCACCAGATATTTGAACTCGTTTAAAATGATAACCACCATTCAATGCTTTTCGTAATCGCTTACATCTTTTATCAACTAACAATCCAGGCTTACCTTGGATTAACCTATTCATTGGAGCTGCACCAGCCTCTCTACGAACTCTAAAATCATTTGTAGCAGTTGGTCTAGCAACTAATCCTATTGTTCTTAAATGATCAAATGCAGTAACTTCAAAGATCTCATCCCTTTTCATACCAGCTGGATCACCCCAAACTAATACATCGTACTTTGGAAATCTTGTTTCTAATTCACCTTTTAACATATAACCAAATCTTTCCAGGCCCATATCAAATGTTACAAGCTCATGAAATATTCGCCATTGTCCATTAGGTAATTTCTGACCAAAGATAGCAGCTGGAGTTAAACCAAAGTCAACACCTACCTGGATAGGATATTGAATATCTGGTTCTAAATATTCTTCTGTCATTAAAGTATCATCATACTCACCCATGACAGGCTTACCTTCTTGAACATAAGTATATCTACCCTGGGCATAGCATCTAATCCAATCAGCATTCTTACCAAGTAATGTTTGTTCATAATAACCAGCTGTTAAATTTTTTTTATTTTCTGTATTAGGATTTGTTACCCACCATTTGTTTGCTGCATAAACAAAACCATTAGCCTCTGGATTTTCTGGTAACTCATTTTCTGTAGCCTCTTCAACAGCTCCTGGCTGCTTATAAAACTTCCAGGCATACTTACCTCTCATCTTTTCTTTCTCTGCTAAATTATACCACCAATGATCATCATCCATTGGGTTCGTATCCATAATAATTCCTCGCCAGGGTTTTGCTCCACCATCTGATAATGTAGGATACCTTCCAACTCTGTGTGTTAATCCATCTATAACAGCTTTAGGCAGCTCTCTAGCCTCATTCACCCATGCTCCTGTCAGCTCCATTGATAATAACTTTCTAACATCTTTAGGTTGATCAAGGGCCAGGAAGATAACTTCACAATCTATACCTGGAGCATTATCTCTAGCTGGTAATTTTATATGATGTGTTAATGGTGGTGACCATCTAAATGCACCCCAAATGTTCTCTGGAAATAACTCTTGCCATGTTTTAATAGTAGTTGTCCTCAACTCCGGATAAGAATTACGAACTACAACAAACCTAGAATACTTGATCCCATCACGAGGACTTTGTACTTGATTAACAGCTCTGATCATAATCTCTGCTGCACAAGCATACGATTTGCCGGATCCCACCGGCCCCATTAATCCTCTTACAAAACTTTTATCATTTAAAAATTTCCAAACAGTAGGGGATGTACTAAAGTCTAGATTTAGATTTGCTATTGCATTACTCATTTGTGATTGCCTTTACTATTGATTGAATTCTAGTGTTATCTTCTTGCTTTCTTCTGAACACAATATCTCTATAATCTTTTATATTTCTACCACATCTTTTGGCACACTCACGATCACTCAACTTGTTCTTGAGCATTGCTACTTGGATCTGTTCCACTTCTTTGTGGTTCATTAACCTCAACATTCTCTGCCTCCACTATTTTAGGTTCTTCCGGCCCACTCATGTTTATTTGTACTACACTCGGTCTATCTACATCTTGCTCTGGTTCTAATAATCCAGATGCTTTAGCTAATACTCTTAACACTCCAACTTTATCATGCAGCTCTACTTCTAACTGTGGCCCCATCTTTGTTGGTGTTACTTTAATTTTTTTTATAGCTTTGATTGCTGACTTTGAAATATTTTTAGGATCCTTGATAGTAACATTACCTTCATCATCCCAATCCATTATCTCATCAATATTTGCAGTAGCTATATCAATCAATTCTTGAGCAACATTATCTTTGTTATGCTCAATGACTTCGGACTTTCTAATCCTCCTCTGAACCACTCGGACACCACCGAAACGATCCAGAGGGGGTTTTATAATCCTCTTTTTAGTAGGGGATTGCGTCATCCATTTCTTCTTTCGTATCAGCTTGTTCAGCTGCTAGATTGACAGGGGGTTCATCCTTATTCTCAAATTGAGAAAAGAATAAAACAGGATCACCTTTTCCATAATCTTTAGTAGGATCTTTTTTATAGATCTTCGTATCTACTCTTCCTGGAACCGGAGTATATTCCCTTGTATCTTTATTGTAATCAGCACCAGGCCAAGTTTCTATAATTACTTCTAATCCTTCTGGAATAGATGCACCTTTATAAAATTTAAAGCCTCTGTTGCTGTGTGTTGGTTTAGACATATATTTCCTCACTTGTTTGTTTCATGTTTTATTTGTAAAAAAATTGTAAGATACCCCCCTATAGATATACGCACCCAGGGGGAGCAAGGGTATGCAACTTTTTACAAAGTAAAAAGCCAGATTTTTGCCCCATTTATTTACAATCTTCTTACAGTACAAATCATATACGAACCTTTAGGCTTTGTAAATAATTCTATTTCCATGGCATCTTCTTCTTGTTGGCTAGTTTCTTTATCATCTTCTGTATATCTAATGCGTTATTATCCTTCTGTTCCTTAAAGAATATAGGCTTAAAGAAATAGATAGATCCAGGACAATCATACCTATTATCCTTCCTCCATTGTATTGTGGTTCTGATCTTGGCAATGGCTGTATCCGGATGCAAACCTTTATGTAACCAACTCTTTACCAAATCTTCTTGCTTAATATCGTACACTTTATGCTGTCCGAATATTTCTCTACAGAATTTAACATAACTATTCATAATTAATCTACTCGTATTAAGAATAGATATATTGTTAGTTGGAGTGTTATGTAGTCGGTCTGAAGGAATATCTACATATTCAGTAGAGGGAATATCTACCTTGTTAGTATCTTTCTTATTATTCACTCTAGGGGAATATTTACCATTACTGTTTTTATTCATAAGGGGGCCTTTCGGAATAGTTATCTTCTCTTCAAAGGATCTATCATTTACTGTAGCTATAGC